CAAATAGAAACAGCGGACGTAAGAGACTTGATTTGATGGTTATGGCATTTGTAAAACTTCTTAAGAAGAACCCCGATTCTCCATTGTTTGCATTGTTTGTAACCAATCTCAATCCAAAATCAGGTGCACATTACGATATTGGTCGTATTTACCAAGAAGAGATAAAGATTGCAGGACTTGATTTGGAAAAATACAAGAACAATTTGATTATGGTGGATACTGCTCCTCCTAATAATATTACAGATGAGATGATTAATCAACTCTATAATGTAGGTGATATTGGTGTCAATATGTCTGATGGAGAAGGATATGGATTGTGTCAATTAGAGCATCTCTTCACTGGTGCTCCACAGATTGTTACGGATGTTGGTAGTTATGAAACATTTTTAAATGATGATGTTGCAATCCGTATTGCACCTGATAGTCACTATTATGCAGCAGGAACAATGCCTCTTGGATTTGTTATGCCAAGCTTTGATGTTTCAGATGTTACCAAGGCAATGCAGAAGATGTTAGACAATCTCGATAAATACAAGGCAGCTGCATCTTCCTATAAGTTCAAGACTTGGAAAGAAGTGTGTTCTGGCCTTCGTGAAGACATTTCTTCTCTCGCCAAGAAGTAATGCAAATAAATTCAGCCCAAGATTACCTCACATACAAGAAGAGACAGATTATTGCCTCTGCAGCATCTGTTGCTCCTTCTCCTCAGAAACGAAAGAACAATACTGTTTACACTTCTGTGGTCGCAAACCAAGCTGATCAAGTTGTTAGATTTATTGTTCCTATTCAAGCCCAACCCCAACCATCTGCTGTGTTCACTTCAAGATGTTGTACTATCTCGGGTGGTCCAATATAAACATTTGAAAACCATTTATAATAGAATGCCTGGAGGTTTACTTCAACTTGTCGGTGTAGGCGCTCAAAATGAGTTAGTCAATGGAAATCCTTCTATGACTCATTTTCGTAGTGTATACCGTCGCCACAGCAATTTTGCAATGGAACAGATTCGTATGAGTTTTACCAGTTCCAACCTTGAGTTTTCATCTTCTATCACAAAGACTCTTCAATGTCGTATTGATCGGTATGCACAGATGATTCACGACTGTTATTTGGTTCTCACTCTGCCAGATATATGGTCGCCATTAGTGAATCTGAATGGTCAAGCACCACCTGCTGGGTATGATCCACGCTGCACTGCCATCGGTTACGAGTTTCAATGGATAAAAAACATCGGATACAATCTTATCGATCATGTAGATTTTGTTGCCAACGGTCAAGTCATTCAAACTCTTCGTGGTGAATGGTTGAAGATGTATTCCTATATGACTCACGATGAGAACAAACGTAAGATTGTGGATCAGATGACTGGTAACGTTGTAGAATTGTATGATCCTGCAAATGCTTTTGACAGAAACAATCAATATCCCCACGCGATTACTCCGTTGAGTCTTCCATCTGCTCTTCCTCAAACCAAGGTTCCTGAACCATCTATCCGTTCTCGTCAATTGATTATTCCTCTTCATTTTTGGTTCTGCGAAAATCCAGGCCTTGCATTACCATTGGTCTCATTACAGAACTCTGAAGTCTATATCAACGTAACTCTTCGTGCTTTGAATGATCTCTATACAGTGATTGATACCAAACCAGGGTCTATCACATACGGCCAACGTGTCAGTCCATACAATGCAACAATTCCAACTGGCCTTCCTTCTTTCTTGAGCTCTTTCTTGTCTCCTCCAAACTCAAACGGAACACCAAGCAATCCAACACTGACCAACTTCTTTCCAGATCCCTACATTGAGGGCAACTTCATCTACCTCACAGAAATGGAAATGAATCAATTGGCAAAAGCAGATCAGTCATTCTTAATTAAGAATGTGCGCTTCGTGAATAACGAAGGACAGTTCGGTGCAAATTCAGATATTGAGATTCCAATGTTCAATTTGGTTACACGAGTAGTCTTCAATGCTCATCGCAGTGATAAGATTAGCAATAACGACTGGGATAATTACACCAACTGGGACAATCCAAATAGAGCCCCTTGGTCTTCTATTGATGGAAATCCACAAACCAATATGTATTCGTCGGGTCAACAGCAGATAACGTCAGTCTATCCAAGAGATAGTGTAGTAGATTCACTCCTGCTATTTGATGGAAAAGAGCGGTTCGCTACCAAACCCAAAGGCTTCTTCTCGCTTCTTCAAATGTATAAACACTCCACTGGAGATACGCCAGATCTGTTGCCAGGAACCTATATGTATTCCTTTGCTCTCAACAACGATCAGTATCAACCAAGTGGAGCAGCCAATGGAAGTATGTTCAATAAGGTGATCCTTAGATTGACTCTTTTACAGCCGACTCCTCTTGCTGTTTTACCAGGATCAGGTGGAGGATCAACACAAACTGCAGTCTGTGTATTGCGATCAACTGTATTCAACCAGACACCAACAATCATTCCACCTGGAAATATCAATCTATACTCGCCGAATGAAGTGGTTCAACTCATTCAAACAGTGAATAACAACATCCTTTTCACCTACACATACCGAGTTGGAGTCTACGTGGAATCAATCAATTTCCTGCGTATCGTAAGTGGTCTTGCAAATCTTGTATTTGCCAACTAACAATGGTATTGATTAAACAAGCTACCTTTGGCGATGAAACAAGCGCCACTGATATCACTGATACTCTGCAGAGTAAAATCACAAAAGGGTATTTGGATGTTGTCGCAGATTCCAAGTTATTGCCTATGGTTACTTTGACTGCTACAAAGGCTGAACTTACTGATTCTGATAAAGGAGAAGCTCGTAAAAATGCAATTGAACAGTGTGGTGGAAATGCCAACGACCAACAATGCATTGATGAACGAACTGCAAAAATTGAACAATCAATGCTTCAAACAAAATTGGCAGAACAGAATGCAACCGACAAAACAGTAAAAGGACGTAGATTAACAGTCACTGTAGTTGGTGATGATGGAACAGAACAGACACTTCAAATTCCTGACGGACAGGAATTGAAACTCGGCAATCCTCCTCTCTCGTCTAAACTTTCAGGCATAACAATTGCGAGCACACTTGCATTTTTATGGACACCATTACTTCTATTTGTTTGGGTATTCAGTGTTGTAATGACTTATAAAGTCTTCGTCCAAGAGGGTTATCAATTTGCAGGATACTTTGCGACTGCTGTCTCTGTCTTTCTTCCATATTCTGGTTATTTACTAATCCTTGGACTCTATCTTGTCAAGGCCTATATGAATCAAAAATCTGTATCGGTTTAATAATGATTCAACTCACTTGGGTTGTTGCGGGTGTCATAATTGGCATGCTGATTGCGTGTGTTATGGTTCCTCCGCCACGAAATGAAAAGAAGTTGCCGACTCCTCATGACCCTGACACTACCTTTCATACGGATACTGGATGTGTCCATGTGATTTCTACGGAAGTGCCGTGCGGTGAGGAAGCAGATTCGTTAAACGTAATCGCAAGTCTTAATAAGAAGTAATGATTAAGATTACAGAAGCACTCAATCGTGCTGCTCCATTCTTCTCGTTCGTGATAGGACTGGGTATCTCTGTCCTTCTGTTTCATCGTGATTACGCTATTCTTACCACTCTTGCCGTGCCTGCTTCTGAATTTCAGAACAAAGTTGTGAAAGTGGATGGCAAATGCTATCGTTACCGCGTGGAAGATGCTACGTGCGAAAACCTGTCTTCTAATTAAATGGATGATTCAACCTCTCTTGATGCCTTGTTGCCGTCCCCTCAGGGACCACAATCAGCGCCTCCTTTAATGCCTATGCCTTCGGTCCAAGCCCAACCGCGTTCTCAAATGGCTCCAACCTTTAACCCATCGTTACCTGCGATGAAGTTCATCTTCTCAAATACCACTCTTCAACTCTCTTTCTTTTTGGCTGCTGCTATCATCTCGCTTTCTACTGCTCGTAACCTTTTGCTCCAATATGTTCCAAACTCTTATACCTCTGGAGGTGTGGTAAGCTGGACAGGTGCTGCTGTACTTGGTGCTGCTGCGGTTGTCTTGTCACAGGTCATTAACAACTTCCTAAAAGGGTTTATTGCTTAAGTCCTATCTATAAATAATGGGTAGCCTACAACCACCAGCTTGGATACATCCTCGTATTCTCATAGGTTCTGGCGATATGTTGAAACCAGCATTTGTCAATAAATATAAAATAGGTCACATCATCAACTGTGCAGGTGATGGAGCTGCTCCTGATTGGGTAAAGAAATACTTTCGAAATCAATACGTCTGTTTGAATGCCATTGATAGTACCATTGGAGTTGATATTCTTGATTGGTTTCCTAAGTTTTCAGAGGCAATGTTGCGATTTCTGAGAGAAGATGAGGATACGGTATTCGTTCATTGTGTGATGGGTATCAATCGCAGTGCTTATTTATCGGTTGCGTTTGTATGTAAGGCATATGGATGGGATATGAAAAAGGTCATCGCTGATTTGAGAAAACAACGACCTTCAATTTGTCAAAATCCTACCTTTGAAAGTCAAATTTCTGCTTTCATAAAGGAAACTAAATAACAAAAATGGATGTCTTTCGTGTGCGCAAAATTCGTGAAAGTGGTGGAGGAACC